TCACTGTTCATCCGCAATACCTCCGTGATAGCAGAGAAGTGAGCAGTATTTACGCTGTTTGCTTTCATAGGCATAGAATTTCTTTCCACAGCCTGCGCAGATGACTTCCTTCATTGTACTGGTTCTTCCTGCATTCTTTCTCCAGTATTTCTGCCGACAGTGGTCGGAGCAGAATTTTTTCTTCTTTCTATGTGGTGTCTGCGTAATGGTAATGCCGCACATCAGGCAAGAGCTATCACTTCTTTTCTTGCGTTTCAGATAGGACTTAATAGTGTTGGGTGATATATGCAAATGCTCTGCAATTTCTGCATTGCTTTTTCCGCTTTGCCGCATAAGCTCAACGGTTCTTTTTTCTTCTGTTGTCACAGGCAGCACCTCCTACCATACAGTCCGCTAAAAGCTCCCGAAAATTAGCCCCTAAAACAAAAAAATCCCTGAGCAGTTTCGAAAAACTACTCAGGGACATATTCGACATATTATTTCATCAGTTCATTCACACGTTTCTGCACGGCATTGTAATCATATCCGGCATTTGTGAGCCTATTTTTGCGGTCAGTACCGTTACCCCATTTACCCTGAATGACTTCACCGGCAATTTCGTCAACGGATTTCTTGGTGGGATAGACAACATTGCCGGTTGCATCAAACACAGAATATCCCGATTTACAAACCTTTTTTGCATTGTCTAAAGAAGCAAATGCACCGATCTGGGACTTTGCATCGCTCCAACTTTTGCGAACTCTGTAAAGTTGCTTTGTTGTCGGATTTGTCGATATAGAAGTACCTGACTTCATGTAAGACTGCACCTTTGCCTTGAAAGCGGACCAGTGAGGCAAAATGTACAGCGGACACATTTTATAGCTGTTTTTCGCAGTATTCAGATAATCCACGCTGCCGGATTTTCCGTCACGGACGTTTAGCCAATGCGTATGTGTGTAGAGGTGTTCAATGCTGAGATTATATTTTTTCAGCAGAGCCGCCGCCAGTTTTGCAGCGTTATCTTCTGACTTTTTATCCCTATCGTTATAGGCAGAACTCATGATACACTCAATTGCAATTGTCCTGCGGTTGCCGTTGCCACTGCCGTCAGCAGCGTGCCAGCCACTCAGAGTAAGCGGAAGGTTCTGCCATGCACAGGTGTTATCAACGTAATAATGCACACGGACATCGTTCATGTTTCCATTGACGGTCGCTCTTGTATACTGTTCTGCAGGAGTTGTGCCAGACGCTACCGAAATCCAGTCTGTGTTGTGAATTGTCACACCAATAATTTTGCCCTCCATGGAAACGGAGGGCATATCAATGTGATTGGGATTGTGCTTCGTAAGCAGATATTCGTTGACGGTTACACCGCCGAGAGTTGTGGTTTTATCGGGTTTTAAGATTGCCATAGTCAGTTTTCCTCCTTGTTGTTTTCGTTAGTTGTTTCTTCATCAATCCTGCCGACTTTCGTCTGCAAAACATCGATGGATTTCTTGATTGCGGGCGGATACGGGATTCCCATAAGCGACGTATTTTCCACGATTGACAGCAGTTCATTCAGGCAAAAGCTGATGCAGACTGCGTCACGGATATATGTTGTTCCGAGCATAATATCCATACGGACAGCAACTGCGATCAGCATCAGAGTGCAGACCTTTTTGGCAATTCCGAACCAGCCTGCTTTTGACGATAAACCGCCGCTTTCCGTGTGCTTGGATTTCTTCATGGCAGCAGTGACGATTCCGGTAAAAAAGTCAATCGCCATGAAAATCACCAGCGAGACCAGTGCGGAATCCCAACCACCAAAAATAGCGGCTATGAAGCCCCCGATCAGTCCTGCGATCGTGCAAAGGGTTTCTTTTATTTTCATCATTCCTTTCGTAATTTGGGTATAAAAAGACCGCCTGTGACATTTGCCACGGACGGTTGTTGACAGGTATTTAGGTATATTGATAATATCAAATATGAATCTGAAAATCCCCAAAGTCAAATATACCATTTCCTTGTTTTAATTTTCCAGCGTTTGATAATTCAATAAATCCATTCTCAACTCGATTGATTATTGTAACAGGAATACAAAGCTTATGATGACCGGGTAAAATTCGACCTATTTCTAAAGAATGAATTTTCTTTACTGATTGGAAGAAGTGCTGCGGATTTGTAGATGGATAAAAAGCATCAAGGCAGCCGGCATATATTAAGTCACCTGAGTATAAATACTTTCTGTCTGGTTCATAGAAACAACAATGTCCCGGTGAATGACCTGGAGTATGAATCACTATCAGTTTTCGTTTTCCTAAGTCAAGACAATCACCATCATGCAAAATCCTATTGGGAATTCCATTAAAAATCTGGTAATTATCAATATCAAAATCATCCGGAAAGTCACATGGCTTGCACTTTATGTTCTGTTTTACTACTTGTAATGGTATCGGAAATTTAACAGACAGCCAGTCTTTTTCTGCTTCATATACTGCAATAGCATCAAAATATTTATGTCCACCAATATGATCCCAATGAACATGGGTAGTAGCTACAGTAACGGGCAATGATGTTATACTTTCCACGATTTCTTTTATATTGGCAATTCCTAAACCAGTGTCAATTAGAATAGCTTTCTCTGTTCCACACAGCAAATAGCAATGTGTTTCTTCCCAATGCTTATATTCGCTGATAGCATACGTCTCACTATCTATCATTTCAATGGTAAACCAATTATCCATGTACATTGAACGCCTTTCAAATTTTAATTTTTCTATAACCAGTATAGCATTCTAAATTGAAAAAGTCAACTCAAAAACTGAATCCGTTTCACCAACGGATGCGTATTGTCCGATACGCCCGCCCAAGCAAGATAATATTCGCTAGCAGGAATATCAGAACACGAAATTAAAGTGGTAATGTAATTAGCGGAATACAGCCATTCAAAGGGAACTTTGCGGCAATCGTTATTCTTAATTTTTTCAAAAATAAAGTCAGCAATCGGCGTATTTTCAGACCTGTCGTCCGACGAAACAAAGCACAATTCACTATCAGAATTTGAACCTGCGAGATATTCCAGCAGCACCTTGCTATTTTGAGAAATGCTCACAGGATTGCATGATGTGGACTGCACAGATACGCCCCAGTTGAAAACAGCAGAGCTGTAATTCAGCGAAAAATCTGTATTTTCACTGCAAAAGTCAGGGTACTGCTCCACAAATCTTGTCAACGGATATGTGCCGTTATTTACCATGAAAACAAGGCTGTTATCGTACTTTTCAAACACATAAATACCTGCCGAAAACAGCGTAACTGCGTTATTTCCGCTTGCAATCTGCGATTCCAGAACAGCAATTCTGTTCTCCAAACTCAAAATCGTATCATTCTGATTCTGCTGATCGTATTGAGTGGAATCACGTAGTTGCTGTACATCGGTTTGAATTTCAGAAATAACTTTATCGGCGTTTTCCATGCGGTAATTCATCTGCATCTGATAGTCCATGACATCGTCACGGAGCGACTGCAACCGCAGTTCAAAGTCCGAAATACTATCCCATTTTGCGATTTTCGCAGACGTTAAGCTGTTCAGTAATGTGAGATTATGATGCCAGTGTGCCTGCGACACGACGGGCTCAACCGAATCCTTGACCGCCTGAATTTCGCTATTTACGGTATTTTCTAAGGAGTTTAAATCCGTTTCCACAGTCTGAAATTTCGATTCAATCAGCTTTTGCGTTTCCACTCTGGTGACGTATGGCGAGAGGTCGGGTGCGGAGGAATGAACCTTGTCATCAACGATTTTGAGAACCTCAACCCTTGTGATATACGGTGATAAATCGGGAGTTATGGATTGTAGCCATTCCTCGACCGTTCCCGTATAGCCATTTTGTACAGCAAGTTCATAGGCGGACAGACCGTTTTCACCGTCAGCACCATTTTGCCCGTCTGCACCATATTTGCCGTCTGCTCCGTCACGTCCATCAGCACCGTCTTTACCCGGCAAACCGTCCGTACCTTTCAGACTTTCCAGCCACTCGGAAACCGTCCCGACAAAGCCATTTTTCACAGCGATTTCATAAGCCGAAAGCCCATCTTTTCCGTTGACACCGGATTGAATCTCCGCAATTTTCTGCAAAAGCTGTGTGTACAAATCGGGCGTAGGCGGAATCGGCGTATCATCATCGCCCACAAATCCCGATTCACGAATATTCAAGGTAATTGGAACAGTCGTTGCTCTCACGGTCGTGTCGGATTCCGCATCATAGCCGAAAACAGACATCTTCACCGCACCTGCATGAAGCTCCGCAGGCAGCTTACAGGACGTTCCATCAAATCCCAGAACAATGCTGTAAATCTCATCGCACTGCGAAAACTGCACCACCTTGTGAAACCTCTTCCAATCGCCGTCAAAGGTAAATTTCAGATTGACAAAAGAAATTTGATGGTCGGCAATTACTTCACGCTCCAGAACCTCAATTTTCTGCTGTTTTACAAGAAATTTCCACATCAGTTCTTCACCTCGTTCCATACTTTGTTTTCTGCATCATATTTCATAAAACCATCAGTACACTGGATTCTTTCAATTACCGATTCCTGAACACCGCCGTGACCGTCCCAGAGGTTACCTTTTCTGACCTCCGCCCACTGTGCAAGCGTACCCTCATACGTAATTTCTTGCAGGCTATCGCAGTAAACAAAGCACGAATCCGCAATATATTTACAACCCACGCCAATCGTGACATTCGTCAGCGATATACAGCCGGAGAACGCAATTGAACCTGTTTTTTCGCACTGAATATTGACGCTGATCAGCGACTCGCAATGGAAAAATGCGTATCTGCAGAAATTTTTCACCGTTGTGGGGATATACACATTTTCGAGTTTGGAAGCCGTAAACGCTCCCACACCAATTGTTGTGAGTGATGCAGGAAATTCAATGGTTTTTATCGCTGTGCGGTTGAAGGTCAGATCGCCGATGCTTTCCAGATTTCTCGGTAATACGATGTTTTCAAGGTTAAAGCAAGCCGCAAACAGCCAGTTTCCGAGAGCTGTTATTCCGCTTGAAAGTTTAACCTTTTGAATGCTTTCATTCTCATAAAACGGGGAATCAGGCTCGTCAGAATATCCAAGCTGAATCGCAAATCCTGTGTAATCATTGGTCGCACCGTTTCCGCTGATACTAAGTGTACCATCAGAATACTGCGTATAATAGGCATTTTCTCCTATCTGACCAATGTCTGAAATCTCACCCGTGATACTGCTGATACGCTCCGAAAGCTCACCGATTTGCTCCTGCAGCGATTCAAGAAGTCGGCTGTTTTTATCGTAAGCGTCCAGAATTTCTGACACTTTGCACTTGCCTAAAATGCACCTGCAATAGCCGCATACATTGCCGTCCTCACGGTAATCGTACCAGTCACGCTCTGTCAAAGAAGTTGCCCCGACATTAAGCCGCACCGCATACATCAGAAGTCGTGCATGGTCATCGTCCTGCGGAATTGTGGGCAAAGACGGACTTTCCGCAGGCGTTCCCGGAAACAATTTCAGCGATACATTCCGCACTGCTTCTGTAGTATCAAGATAAATTGCAATGCCTACATACCTCGGTAAACTTTCATCCTGATAACTCGATAAATCAATACTGTACCGTGCGTCATTGATGAAGTAATGCCCATTTATCCATGCTTTTCCACGTCCGACAATAACTTTCAGACCAGTTGCCGCAGCCGTCAGCTTGAAGCAGTCGCCGTAATTATCTTGAATGCCATTGCAAATGATGCTGCCAAGATAGTCGCAGAAATTTTCCGCTGTGTAGGTTCTGTCCAATCCTTTAGAATTGAAAAATCCAAATGAAAATGCCATAAAACTATACCTCCCTGAATGTTGGTGTAAGACTTCTGCCGTTTTGGTCGAAGCTCTCAATCATGCCGATTAGCTGCATTTTCGGCTGTATCAAGCCAAATCGCTGATGCTCCACGGTCACATAATCGCCAACGAAATAATCCGTATTGTAGTGAAACTGCGTGGACTGCACTGCAATCTGCGATTCCGATGCAGTCAATGGCTGAACGATATTTTCTTTTCCACGTTCTTTCAGCAGCTCAATATATTCATCCTCAAAAATAGGCTTAGATTCGCCGTTTTCCTGCTGCTCGTCAGACATATCCTTTGCGTCAACGTAGACCTCATATCTCTCTAAAAATGAAGGCTCAGTATTCTCAAAATATGTGGTGCGTTTTCGCTCATCTCCTTCACCTTTTCCCAGAATGTAGGCAAAATTTTGTTGTACCGAAATATCCGAAGAATACGAAAATGACAGCAGATTTGTGTATCCATCAGAGAAAATAATGTGCGGATTTTCGTCCTGCAAAATACTTCTGTCAGTACCTTCGGAAAGGTCAAACAGCATTTCATATTGTTCGCCGTTTATTTTGGAAAGCCGAATATTTGCCGTACCACTGATTTTCTCACAGACGGTGTAAATCCACCGCATGAGATTATCGTAGCTGACTTGCAGTTTCGTTTTTTGTTCCCAGCAACTGCCGGACACTGTACCAAGAGTAAGTCCCGGAATCGTCCTGTTTTCGGCGTTTATGGCATTATTTATAACGGCGGTATGCACGATTTCCGAATATGTTTTTTCGGTTGTAAAACTCAAAGTCGGATAAATAATTCTGCGTTCCAGCAGGCACATCAAAAAGCGACCACTCACAATCAAGTAGTCGCCGTTCTCCGCATCTGTTTCAATCTGCACGGATTCTATCAGTCCGAAATGCTCTTTATCATCGTCACGCCCGACAATTCTTCCAGTCTGAAAAATCTCAATATTTCGTGGATCGGCGGCGATATACACTTCAAATACTCCACAGGAATAATACTCAATATCCCACAGTAGCGAGGAAAAACTGTCGCAAATCGCTTCAAGCGTTATCGTCAGAGTATTTTCGTTCGCCGCCATTTTGTAAATTTCAATCTGCATAATCACACCCCCAGATAAGCGTTACGGTGAATCAATCGGACTTTTAAGTTTTTGAGTCCACTTGCCGCACGAAGATAAAATTTGTTTTCGCCCTCACGGAGCGTAAGCCATGTTGAACCTGAAACAAGGCGATTGATAATATTCTCCTGCACGCCCTCACGCTCCAAAGTGACCGTTTTATTGCCGGTTTTTGTGGTAATTCGAATAATATCGCCCTCCTCAATATCGCCGAGAATCTGCATATATTCGTCTGTTTCGGCGTTATAGAGAGTCGGATTCTTTGCAGGACCTCCGCTGATTTCAAGTGTGAATCCAGTTTCATCACCGTCATTTTTAATAGTCATCATGTTCTGCGTATTGTATTTGCCAAGCGGAAAAGGTTTGTCATCATCGTGGAAAATGAAGTGGAATGCACCGAAAATCTGCGAGTACTCGGCAATCTGCGTTTCAGTGGAATACCAGTAAATATCAGGGCAGATGATGCTGATTTGACCGCTTGTAAACTGCTCAAAATTTTCTATTTCGCAGGTCTCCACATAGCCCTCGGTGTATACATCAATATTTGCTGTGCGATAATAAACCTTGATATATCGGGACGGCTTTACCACTTTGTACAGATCATGACGACGTTTTTCAATGCCGATACCGCGCATCTGAAAGGTAATCACAAGGTTTCGTTTTTCGATGAAGGCATTATTCAGATAGCTGCCGTCCATGCCTGCATAGCTGGAGGTGCTGATCGTGCCGTGTGGAGGCGATAAGCCCTCGATTTTTGAGGTCATATACTGGTTGGCGGTCGTGGTCATGTCCACACGGTCACCGTTGGCGTTTTCGAGGATAAGTTTGAAAAACATGGTTGCACCCCCTTGTTTTTTCTTGCTGAAGTATGCTATAATATGAGAGAAATTATTTAATCTGGAGGATGACAATGAACTTATATACACGTGATTATATTAAAAATCCACCGACAAGCGATGAACTGCAGCAATATGAAAGAATCTTAGCACAAGAAACTGATGATACTCCTCTTGGGCGCAAAAATCTTCGCTACCTTTATCCACCAGCAATACGTCATTATAATAGTTTGTTCCCGAACAATCATATTGAATTGATTGATTTTCGACTCGAAACAATAGGCTTGAAGCCAGAAGTAATGGAATTATTAAAAGCATTTAATACCTTGATTCATGCTCCTGATACTAATGAGCAAGATATACTAAGGTTTATTAATAAAACTACAGCTTTTTTCATTCCTGCATCTATCCTTGTCGATCGCTTTCCATTTGGGCATCATGATTTGTATCTATTTCCTGAGTTTAGTCTTGGAAACCGCACTTCACCCAGACCGGATTATATATTAATAGGAAGTGGATCAGGTGGTTACGAATTTGTCCTTATTGAATTTGAAAAACCAAATGGTAGAACCACCTTAAAGTCTGGTCATTATGGTGAAGCACTAAGAAAAGGAAATTTTCAAATTTATGATTGGCAATCATGGATTGACGGGAATTCCGCTTTATTTTACGAAAAGCTTTCTCAGCTTGCTTGTGGCAAAGAACTACCACCTGAATTAAAAAAGTATGACAGTTCAAGATTTCACTATGTTACCGTTGCCGGATTGAGAGATGATTTTGATGAAGTTACATATAGACGAAGAAGAGAACAGAATAAAAAAGAAGATATAATTACACTTCATTATGATAACTTATATGACAGCGCAATGAAACTGAATGAGCGTAATAGTTTTTGACTATCACACATTCAGCGCATTCCGTGTCTGCCGATAAATCTCCAGCCGTGACAGCGATTTAGGCGAATTATTCGTCTGATTTACCGTCCGGCTGTTGTCGTAATTATTGATAACTGTTCCGGCAGGATTTCCGTCTTTCATGGGAGCGGAAATTCCGTCAAGGCTCAAACCAATATTGGAATCCAGTGTCATCTGCATGGCATCAGCAACACCCTCAACAGCCTTGGAAATCAGTTTTTTGCTTTTATTGATCCCGTCAGCAAGACCGCCGATAAAGTCCGGCATCCAGCTTTCAAAATCCGTCAGCGGCCCTTTTTCGGGGACGGAAAAGTGCAGATATTCCCAGATAATATTTGCTACCTCGCACACGGAGTTGTAGAGGTCGGAAATCATATATCGAATGCCGTTGATAAGATTCTGCATGAGGTCATAGCCCCACTGCCACGAGGAATTTGCGATATTCCGAATGCAGTCGGCAGCGGAATTCAGCCCGTCAGAAACAGCGTCACGGATTCCGCCAAGCCTGTCCCACACTCCATTTTTCACATTGTCCCATATATTGAAAACGGTATCACGGACGTTGTTCATAGCTCCGCGAACCGCATCGGGCATGGCGTTCCAAGCAGAAGAAACGGCGGATTTTACTGAATTTACGGTATTTTTCACACCATTAGAAATGCTGCTCCAAGTGGAAGTAATCATATTTTTCATATTCGTCTGACCGTCGGAAATAAAACCTTTGATCCCGTTCCACACGGTTGAAATTACATTCTTAATGCTGTTTGTCCCTGTAGAAATTACATTTTTGATTGAATCCCAGCCCGATTTTACGGCATTTCCGATACCTGCGAGAACAGCATCCATATTCGTTTTAATGTTATTCCAGACGTTTGTAACTTCCGTCAGCGTGTTCTCCATAAACGTCTGCACAGTCGTCACAATATTTGACATTGCATTTTGAAAAGTGTCCGTTAGAGCCGTTGTGATATTCGTTCCGAACGTGCTGAGAGCATCATTCACAAGCCCCGCATTTGCCGAAATACCGTTAGCAAGTCCCTGCATAAAGTCCGGCATCCAAGATTCAAAATCTGTCAGAGGACCTTCATCCGGCACGGAGAAGTGCAGGAAACTTTTTATTTTATCTGCAACACCTGTAACTGCATCGGCGACAGCCTGAATTTTGGATTTGATACCTTCCACAATGCCATTGATAATATCTGCACCCCAGTTCCAAGCTTCACTTGCAAGATTTTTCACGAAGTTCACAGCATTATTAAAGCCGTTGACAATGGTGTCTTTAATGCCTGTAATAACGCTTGAAATCGCCGATTTTACGCTGTTCCAGATGTTAGTCACAGTTGTTTTGATGCTGTTCATTACGTTTGTAATGGTCGTTTTGATAGCGTTCCAAATGTTTGAAACAGTGCTTGAAATAGCATTCAAAACGCCTGAAATTGTACTACTAATCGTATTCCAGACTGAAGAAATTACCGACCAGATAGAGTTCAGAATTCCCGAAATAAAGCCTGATACAGCATTCCATACGGTTGTAATAATTCCATGGATTGTATCCATAGCCGTGGAGATTGCCGTTGAAATTGCATTCCATATCGTTTCAAAGAAAGTTTTGATTCCTTCCAAAATCGGCGTAACAAAGCCAACAATGGCATTCCAAACAGTCTGAATCTTTTCGGAGATCCAGTCCATAACATTGCTGATAATGATATGGATCGCCTGAAAAATCGTTTCAAAAAGGTATTTAAACGCTTCTAAAAGCGGAGAAATGAATTCGTAAATCGTGTTCCAAACCGTTGAGATTGTTGTGTAAATCGCATTCAGCACTGTGGATATTGCCGTAGAAATAGCGTTCCATACAGTTATAATAACCGTCTGTATTGCAGTGATTCTCTCCGAAATATAGCTGTATATCGTATTCCAGATACCGACAAAGAAATCTTTAATCGCAGTCCATATGGTTGTGAAAAACGTCTGAATTCCTGTAAAAATATTTGTAACAAAGGTGCTGATACTGTTCCAGATTCCAACGAAAAAGTCCTTGATTGAAGTCCACACTTCACTCCATGAAGTTCCGAACCAACCGAAGAATACATCTGCGATACCTTCGAGGGTGTTCAGAATATTGGAAAAGCAATTTATGATGTAGTCCCATATACCGACAAAAATGCCCTTGATACCGTTCCACATCTGCTCCCAGTCGCCTGTAAACAGCCCGATAAAAATATCCAGAACGCCAAGAATAATATCAACGATAACATCAAAAGTTTCCGCAATATAGGTGAAAACGCCCTCAAACCATGGAGCGAGAATATCGCATAAGCCCTTCCATATAGACCATACCAAATCGCCGAAACCCTCAAAATTAAATCCGAGAGCGTTCAGACGGTCAACAATTCCCTGCGTCAGATTTGAAAACGTAGCCTTGATTTTCTCCCAAATCGCAATGATGCTGTTTCTGAAATCTTCGTTAGTATTCCACAGATGCACGAAAGCCGCCACAAGTGCAGCAATCGCTGCAACAACGGCGACCACAGGTGCGGAAATTCCACCAATCGCACCGCTTAAAGTCGCAAAAGCAGCTTTTGCACCTGCAATCATTGTGGGGATATTGCTGATAAAGGTCATCAGACTTCCGACCGTTGAAATGGTTTTGCCTACCACGATCAGCAGAGGTCCAAGAGCCGCAGCCACCAGAGCGATTTTTATAATTGTTTCCTTTGTTGCCGGGTCAAGCTGATTCAGTTTGTCGATAAATCCTTGGATTTTCGCCACGATTTCACGAATTGCAGGCATCAGGATCTCGCCAAAAGAAATCGCCAATTCTTCAAGTTGCGACTTCAAAATAGTAAGCTGACCGCCAAGGTTGTCCTGCATAGTTTCTGCCATGCGGAGCGATGTTCCGTCACAATTATCAATTGCTCCGGATAATTTTTCAATGTCGGCAGGTGCGGAATTCATTAGAGCGAGAAATCCTGACATAGCATTTTTACCCACAAGACTTTGTGCGGCACTTGCTTTTTCAGACTCCGACATCTGATCGAAAGCAACACGGCAATCCGCCAATATATCGGACAATTCACGCATTGAACCGTCAGAATTTGAGGTGGCAATTTCCATTTCACCGAAAGCGTCAGAGCAGAACTTGACATCGCCCGAAAGCGCCGTCATGATAGAACGCATGGACGTACCGGACTGGGTGGATTTAATTCCCGCATTTGCCATAAGTCCCAACGCTTCTGCCGTATCTTCGCAGGAAAATCCCAATGCTCCGGCAATCGGAGCGCAGTATTTGAAGGATTCGCCGAGCATTGACACATTTGTATTTGCATTAGAACTTGCCGCCGCCAAAACATCGGCAAAATGACCGCTGTCATCGGCGGTTAAGCCGAAAGCGGTCAGTGCATCGGTTACGATATCGGATGTGGTTGCGAGGTCTTCACCACTTGCGGCTGCAAGGTTCATAATGCCCTCGATTCCCGACAGCATATCGCCCGATTTCCAGCCCGCCATCGCCATATAGTTCATCGCTTCGGCGGCTTCGGAAGCCGAAAATTTGGTCTTTGCGCCCATCTCACGAGCCTTGTCACGGAGTGCCTGTAATTCCTCTCCGGTTGCTCCGGAAACAGCGGCAACCTTGCTCATGGCGGAATCAAAATCGGAGGCGGTTTTCACGGCAACAGTTCCAAGAGTCGTCACCCCTGCGGTTATTGGGAGCAATTTTTCGCCTGCACCGCTGATCTTATCGCCCACATCTTGCAGAACTTCTCCGGCTTCACCGATTTTAACGAGCGCCGTTTTGAATTTTTCAGCTTCATTCTGCAAACGCTGCAATTCGTTTTCCGTTTCGATAATTTCTCGCTGTAAAGCATCGTACTGCTCCTGCGAGATGTCACCGTTTGCAAGAGCTGTATTTGCCTGTTCTGCGGCGGTTTTCAGAGTTTCCAGTTTTGTTTTAGTAGAGCCGATGGTGTCAGCCAACAGTTTCTGTTTCTGCGATAAAAGTTCTGTATTGGTCGGATCAAGTTTTAGCAGCTTTTCTACGTCCTTTAGCTGAGTCTGGGTGTTTTTGATGTTTTTGTTGACACCTTCGAGAGCTTTGGAGAGCTTAGTTGTGTCGCCGCCTATTTCAACTGTAATGCCCTTTATTCTGTTTGCCGTGGTTGGTCACCTCCATTCAAATGACCTAAAATCGGTCGAAATCAGATTGACCTGCTATCTCTGACCAGCCTTTGTAATCGTCATTTTCCCGTTCCGTGAACATATCATTGACAAGCCCAATAGTGAGAAGCTCCAGCTCGGAAAGAGAAATTCCAAGCTGAACGCATCTCAGGAGGAAAAGCGGAGTCGTCATCGGTCTGTCAGTTTTGCGATGTTTTTTTTAGATTCCACCTGCGTGGCGGTATTGAGTCCCCACAGTTCAATAAGCTGTGGAAGAATCTCGTAGATTGAAAAAGTGTTGAACTGTTCCAGAAAATCATCGGGATTATCGGGAACATTCTCCGGATCAGCGTGCTTTGCCATCACGAAGGCTATATTCTCAAAAACCTCCAGACTCTCAATGTCAAGCGTGGAGTTTTCCTCGTCGCCCTCTTTGACGTTTTTCTGCAAAGCAGCAAAATCACGATAAATATCACGACCAAATTTCAGACGATAAAGACGAGGTACGGCGGCACTCGCCTTAAACGGTACTTCGATTCCGTCTACGATAATATTTTTCTTGATAGCCATATCGTACCTCCATTAAGATGTTGTTTTGGCAGTTGTCTTAGCGGTTGTAAATGTCGGAATATACACAGATTTGTACCAGTTGTTGTAGGTGGTTTCGTCTGTATTTTCGCACGTCTTGGACTTCACCAGACCATCCGGCAGAGCAGAAGCCGTCAGCGACAGCGTTTCTGTCTTGACTTCGGTCGATTCCTCCGTGGTGGCACTTTCCGTTGCGGGGCGTGAAGCCGAGCAGCAATACAGCACGTGGCGGATATGATTTTTGTCTCCGCTAAACTCAAAAAGCAATGCAAACTGTGCGGTTTCCGCGTCATTACGTTCCACAAGAACACCCTTTGTATCCTGAATTTCGCCGAGAATTTCCGTTGCAAAATCTGTTGTAATGAGAGCAATTTCAAGATCTCCGGTGTAGCCGGCATTGTTGTTGATAACGTAATACACAGTGTTATCAGCGTAAAAATTCTCGTTCTCGCCGTTTGCATCGATGGAAAGCGACACTGCACCGGGGATTCTCACAGGCGTTGCGAAAGTCGGCACACCATCCTCCGACCACGCCGTAATCTTCGCATAGTGGACTTTGTTCAGACCAAATTTAACTTTATTCTTCTTCAGAGCCATAGCTCAGACCTCCATTTCGTATAAAATTTCATACATCTTCTCAGATTCAATCCAAGCTTCTGTCTTTGTGTAATATAAATGATGGCGGCTTAGCACCGCCTCAATCTGCTCTTCTGCTTCGGGCGATTTGCGATTGGTGTATAGTTCAATATCAAGCCGTTTGAAGCTGAAATACATCCGATTATCCGCCGAAAAAGTATTTTCACCCGGTGACAGAAACAGCACAAATGGTGGATTCGGTGACTCTCCCTCGGCAAAATGATGATATGCAAAGGGAAAATCCATCTCCTCCACCATATCGTGAATTTGTTCGTAAGTCATTTTAGCTCCTTTTTAATCAGCGATTCCAATAAATCCGCGCCGTTTTCCTCGGCAGGAGCAATATGCGACTTGCCTGCAACACGTCCGCCATTTCTTTTAGCGTGCCCCTTCTCAAGTAAGTGTGCAATTTGATAACGGTCTTTGGAATGGACGGTAATCTCCAGAGAATGGCTATTCTCCTTGACTTTTTTAGTTGTCCAGCTTTTCGCATATTTTCCTGTGCGCTTCGGAGCGTTGGCAGAAATTTCTTTTTTCACAGATGTTGCAGTCTTACGGACTGCTTTTTTCATGGCAGTATCCGTAAGTTCCGAATACTCCTGCAATCCTTTCATAATTTCGTCAGCCATATCGTCAATACTGGTCATCCTGCACACCCGCTTTCCGAACTTCTCCTGTAATCGTAAGATAGTCATTCTTCTCGTAATTCGGCTTCACCGACACGATATCGAAATACTGACCACGGAATAGAATCCGATGAGTAGTTGCATTCAGATACAGCAGATAGGGATTCTGCCGGACGGTGAATGACACGGACTGTATTTCTTTGGTGACTCCCGTATTCATCGTCTCTACAGAATTCTTCACGCTTACCTGTGCCCAGCAAGCAGTCACTTCCTCCCATTGAGTGATGTGGTTGCCGATGCTGTCTTTTTTCGTGCGATGCTCCAGAATCACGATACGCTGATTTAATTTCCCGATTTCCACTAAATCACTCCCTCACGCTGTGCAAATAAAATGGAACGCAAAGTAAGCGTCAACTTGTGAAAATCCGCAGTATTTCGGTTTTCGTAGAGGTAAGAAAGACAGAAGAGGACAGCCGTTCTGGTGGTGTCCTCATTGCAGGTGAAAGCTTCCTCGTCCATTCTGCCCACGTCTTTTACGAGCTGTTTCGAAGTGTCAAGCAGATTGGAAATGAGCTTGTCATCATCGTCCCAATCCACTCGCAAATAGTTTTTTGCCTCTTTCAGCGTAATCATTGAACATCACGCACCCTTGATTTTAAGTGTCTTGATTGCCTCCGGCAGAATAAGCTTGCCGTCCAGCCGCTGACTTGCAAGAAATCCAACCTGCCCTGTCATGGCAAACAGCTCATTGAGACGTTTGAACGTTCTGCCGGAACGGTCGGCAATCCAGTAATATTTAAAGTCGCCAAACGCCATACACTTTGCCCCTGCCTTAACCTCCGGCACATAGCTTGACGTCTTGTAAGGGCGGTTCAAAATGGTGTCCGGCAGACCTGCGGAAACGGACGGACTCCAGATGTAGTTGCCGTTGCCGTCTTTCAGCTTGCGGAGTGCCTTAACGGTTGAATCATTCAGCACCCACACCGCTTTTTTGCGATAAGGGCTACGGAGCGAATAGAAAAGTTCCATCACATCGTCAAAAGTGATATTTGCACCTGCGGTGGTCGCACCGTCCTCCGCGCCGCCTGTCGTGTGGAAGATTCCTGTCGGCTTGCCCTTGCCGTCACCGACAAAGAAAGCCTCCTCTTCCTTTGCACCGATTCTGCGTGCAAATTCACGGGCAATATAGGTCGGCAGGTCAAACACGCTGTCGTTGAGAAGTTCCTCCGAAACCTTGATCGCCGTACCAAGCTTGAAAGCGGAGAGCGATGCTTGACCGAACGCATCATCGGACAGCGTATACTGCTCCTCCTCGTCCATCCAGACCGCCTCGCCCTTGCTGGTCACAATGGGGATTTTGCGGTCACCATTGGAAGTCTTGATAACGGTCGCCATCTGGCGGAAAATGCTCTCTTCCTCCAACGCTTCAATCAGCTTACGTTCAAACTCATCCGGCACAAGATAGCCGCCCTCCGAATCTGTGCCGATTTGCAGGTCGTTGCGAACATCAATAAAATTGCGGTTGCGGATGCTGTTCCAGAAAGCCTTGCTGTACTCCGCACTTGCTGTGCCGGACTTTTCCGGCTCTGTTGTTGGCATAGCAGGCTTGCCAAGAATCGGCGTGGACGTTGCCGCCTGCAATTCCGCACCAAGTGCCGCCTGTCTTTCAAGACGCTGTACCTCCTTGCCAAGGTCGACAATGGTCTGCTCCAAAGCGTCATAAGTCTTGCTGTCCTCGGCGGAAAGTGTGCCGTCCGGACGGCGTTTGCTGTCGAGGAAATCACGGGCAGTATCCCACGCTTTCGCTCTTTTCTCTCTCAGTTCCTGAATGGTCATAATGTGTACCTCCTTAATATTTCAGTAAATTCAGTCTTTTTTCAAGCTGGTCAACAGGTGTGCCGTCAGGGGTTAATGCGGATAATTTCTGCATCAATGATGTGGCTGTCCGAGTCTGCGAATAGAGTGCAGAGAAGTTCTTCTTTTCTTCTTCTGATTCCTCTTCATCAGGTTCATCCTCTTCCGGAATAAACGGCTTTTTCTTCTCATCAAAAAGAATACCGTCCACGAATCCCAACTGCAATGCTTTTTCAGCATTCAACCACGTTTCATCGTCCATCAGCTTGGAAATTTTATTGCGGGAAAGCCCTGTTTTTCGGACATATGCGTTGATAATACCCTCCTTGATTTCGTCAAGAAGAGCAATCGCTTTTTCCATATCAAACTTGTTTCCGCTCGCCAAAGTCATGGGGTTATGAATCATCAAATAGCCCGTTGGACTGATCAGCGTTTCATCGCCAGCCATAGCAACAACAGATGCCGCCGATGCAGCGATACCGTCAATTTTTACAGTCACCTTGCTTTTGTGATTCCTCAGCATTGTGTAAATCTGGCTTGCGGAAACGCAATCTCCGCCGGGACTGTTGATCCATACGGTCAGATTTCCGCTGACTTTCGCCAATTCATCACGGAACATAGCGGGCGTTATCTCATCTCCGAACCATGTACAGTCAGAAATAGGACCTTCAAAGTACAATTCCGTTTCACCGGAGTCCTCATTTTTCACCCAGTTCCAGAATTTCTTATTCATCTGTATTTTCCTCACTTTCATTTTGTTTTGGAGAGTATGCAGCCCCTGCATCCTGCAAACGGCTCATCGAACCGTTGCAAAGGTAAAGGTCGCCGCCTAAATCGGCAGGAATCCGGTTCATATCCTCCAATTCACGAATATCATTTGCCGACATCCAGCCGTTCTGGCGTGCTGTTGCATAGCCCTGCATTCGAGAAGCATAATCGCCACGCAAAAGTCCCTCAACGTTGAATTTAATGAAATACTGTCCTTTTTCAGAATCCGATAAAAGTGCTTTTTGCAATGACTGCTCCCAACGAACAAGCCATGGGTCAAGTGTGTATTTCACAAATTCGAGGGACTGCTGTTCTATATTTGAAAATGTAGCGTGTTCCAAATCGCCGATCATGTGCAGAGGTACACGATACAGGCGAGCAATTTCTTCTACCTGAAACTTCCTTGTTTCAAGAAACTGTGCCTCATTGTTGGGAATAGAAATAGGCTGATATTTCATGCCCTCTTCGAGGACGGCAACTTTGTGAGCGTTGCCTGAACCATAGGCTTGATGCCACGCTTTACGGACTTTGTCAGGGTCTTTAATAACTCCCGGATGTTCCAAAATACCGCTCGGACTTGCACCATTTGCAAAAAAGGTAGATCCGTATTCCTCGCAGGCAAGAGAAATTCCTATTGCATTTTTCGCCATAGCTATTGGAGAGTAACCGACCAATCCATCAAATCCTAAGCCGGGGATGTGCAATACGTTTTCAGCTGTCAGAACAATATCTCCCTGTTCTTTCAGATTGGGATTTGCTTCATCGTAACGGCTGTAAACATAAATCAAGCGGTTATGCTCATCACGGTCAACTTTGACCTTATCCGGCATCAGCGGATACAATCCCATAACCTCGCCACGACCGTTTCTGATAATCTGTGCGTAGGCATTGCCGTAAATCAGCAGGTGCGACATTAACGTTTCACGAAAAATGAAGCTCGTCATTTCGGGATTAGGTTGGTCGTGAAGCAAAAAGTAAAGCGGGTGCATCGGCACTCGCTCTTTTCCGTTTTCGGTATATTTGTAGACGTGCAGGGGCAGTTGTGCAATAGCCTCCGACAACACACGAACACAGGCATACACAACAGTATGCTGCAACGCTGTTCTGTCATTGACTCGTTTTCCGCTATTGCTCCGTCCGAAAAAATAGGTGTATGACGGCGAATCGTAGCTGTTCTTTGGCTTGTCACGGCTTTTGAATAAACCTTTGAAAATGCTCATGAAAAACACTCCTTTCGAGGTTGAAATTCTCAGAAAAATATGATATAATAAGGATAATCTGTAAAGTTGAGAACTCTGCAAATTCATAAATTGTTACACGAGGAATTAAAATGAAAAAAGTATACCTGATTTTATCAATCATAATTAATGTTATTCTGCTGCCTGTAGTAGGCTGTGGATTGATAGACTATACTCCGGATTATCCGCTTTCACTGGCTGTAGTTCTGCCACTTATACCACTGAGCTTTATTGGAATATCCATTGTAACCTTATTGAAAAATAAATCATTGTTAAAATCTGTTTTCTTAAAGCTGACAATATTCTTTTTCTTATTCGGACTAACCTTCATTTCCTTCAATGAGGGCATATACGCTATTGCAATATTTGAAATTATTGCACTGATATTTTTAATAATCACCTTAACACTTTTCCTCTGCAAACCCAATATTCAGAAAAAAGTTTCAAATGAGATTAAACCGTTATCTCCGTATTGCTATAAGGGAAAATGGGCATGGGAAGATGCTGCAAACGAGTATCTGAGAATGACCGGAAAGAATAGCATTGACGAGCTTTCTGATGATGATAACAGACAGATATACCGTTATGCAATGATGCCGATAGCGTATTATTTTTACTGGCTTCTAAAAAAAGGATTTATGAGCAGTGAGTTTTATGACTGGGTTGGCAATGAAATTTCAGAAGATGATATAAAAAACAAAAATGTTAATATTCTCGAACTTCTGGAAAATATGGATTGCTGTCTGAGCAGTGATGATATGCTGGAAGATGCAGGTGAATTTTCGAGACATTATGCAGAAGTCGGATTTGCGACGCTCCACTCACAGATGCTTATTTTTGATTATTATGATGAAATAAAAAATCCTGACGGCTATTATTACTGCGTGGAGTTTTTATGGGATGTCTGCGAAAGGATGTACGATAGAATAGATAAGGCGTATGCGGAATGGTCTGCTCTTTTCGACCATGATACTGATTATTATGAAGATGATGAAGCGATAACAGAAGTTTTTTCAAACCGATTCGGCACAAAACTTGAAGTGTATCGGACGGGCAAAAAAATCAAAGATAACATTACAGATGAATATATTAAAAAATGTCTTGACGATCTTGATTTAATGAATGAATACCAGTTTACAAGACTGGACAGAAACATCAGTGATGTATACGGAGATTCTCTTGCAGGAAAGGTCATGGAACAGTTCAGAGCAGACGGCATACATATTTTTGATCCGCAAGTTAACGGTGATATGGTGTATGTTGTAAGCGGAGGAGCAGATTTTGAAGAAGAACACGGAATATCTTTTTATGTGAGAAATGGCGTCATTTTCAGATTCGGTTATGGATATGATTTTGATGATATTTACAACCTCGAAAATATCCGTGATTATGAAATAGCGTCAAATGATATTGAATTTGAATCAATTGAAAATCTATCGCAGATAGAGGAACTGGTAAATGCGGGAAAACTCGTCAGGACATATCTTGTACCGCCTGAAATAGGCGGTACAGCCGATGAAAGCAATATGATATATCTGACGCCTTTGGCAATAAAAGAAAAGGAATTATTGGATCGCAGATTACAGGCACTTATATCAGTATGGAACGGCAACCTGAAATACACATATAAAGCCTTTTATTATGATGATAACAAACAATTTGTTCCGAAATCTATCTATGTGAGTCATGATGCAAATCCCTCTGAAAGTGTATTTGGTTTTACTGTAAAGGTATGGTGTTAAGAGCATGTAGAATATAGTAGGAGATTTTTCTCATAAAATCAAAAGCTCACGCTCATCATAAACGCTCGTACCACTATTACCAACACCGCACCGAATTGCACGGTCAAGAGCCATAATCAAGGCAACCGCACCGTCAATCTTCTCTGTGGATTTTTCTTTATCAGGCTTAATATTTCCGGCAGGGTAACGCTTGATGAAAATGTTATCCATGTTCCATCGGAGAACTGGGTGGCCGTTGTGGGCGAGTTTCTGTTCAAGTGTAAGCTTCATAAGTTCCTTGGTCGGTGGACTCATGTCTCGATACCCCTGACCGAACTGCACCAGCGTAAATCCCAGATCTTCAAGGTTCTGCGACATCTGAACTGCTCCCCAACGGTCAAAAGCAATTTCTTTGATGTGAAATTTTGTTCCGAGTTCATCAATGAAATTCTCGATGAAGCCGTAATGCACAACATTTCCCTCGGTGGTTTTCAGATAGCCCTGCCGTTCCCACAAATCATAGGGAACATGGTCACGGCGGACACGCAGGGGAAGCGTTTCTTCCGGCAGCCAGAAGTACGGCAGAACATAGTAAAAATCGTCCTCATCAGTCGGCGGAAAAACAAGCACAAATGCCGTAATATCAGTTGTACTCGAAAGGTCAAGACCGCCATAACAGACACGTCCAGCAAGGAAATCTTCATCAAAAGCAACCTTGCACTTATCCCATTTCTCCATCGGCATCCAGCGGACAGCCTGCTTTACCCATTGATTTAAACGAAGTTGTCTGAATGCGTTCTCCTCACCGGGAGTTTCCTTTGCGGAGTTACAGGCAGCCACAACCTTATCCATTCCGATAGTCTTATCAAGGCTTGGATTTGCCTTTTTCCAGACCTCTGGGTCAGTCCAATCCTCCGATTCCTCCGCACCGTAAATGACAGGATAAAAAGTAGGGTCATGCTTTCTGCCTTCGAGGATATCCTTTGCCTTGGAATGCACCTCATAACAGATGCTGTTTGTGTCCGTTCCGGCAGTAGTGATAAGGAAGTACAGCGGCTGCATTCTTGCATCGCCGGAGCCTTTGGTCATAACATCAAAGAGCTTTCTGTTGGGCTGAGTATGAAGTTCATCGAAAACTACACCATGAATGTTAAATCCATGCTTGGAATAAGCCTCGGCGGAAAGCACCTGATAAAAGCTGTTTGTCGGAGTGTAAATGATACGCTTCTGAGAAGTCAGGATTTTAACTCGTTTATTCAAGGCTGGACACATACGAACCATATCTGCGGCAACATCGAATACAATGGCAGCCTGTTGACGGTCGGCGGCACAGCCATAAACCTCGGCACGCTCTTCGCCGTCACCGCAGGTGAGCAGAAGTGCTACTGCCGCTGCAAGCTCAGACTTGCCATTTTTCTTTGGAATCTCGATGTACGCCGTATTAAACTGCCGATACCCATTCGGTTTCAGGATTCCGAAAAGGTCACGAATAATCTGCTCCTGCCAGTCCAGCAGTTCAAATTTTTTGCCAGCCCATGTGCCTTTGGTATGGGAAAGGCACTGAATAAAATTAACGGCGTAGTCCGCCGCCTTTTTGCTGTATTTTGAATCCTCCGACATAAAGCGTGTCGGTTTGAATTTTGCCATTGTTTCACCTCCGTTCCGGCATGAAAAAAGACCTGAAAATCAGGTCTGAAACGTTATTTTAAACACCCCTTGGGGCGATTTTTTAATTGAGATTGCTCTTCCATTGTAATGTATTTTACCATAAAAAAGCAAGGATAGCAAGTCATTTTGAAACAATAAACTACACAAAGATAAGCTGCTGGATTTGTTACTTTTATACTGCCAGAGGAAACGAAAAACGGCTGTACGAACAACAACCCCTTTTTCAAGGGGTGTCGCTTTTTGCAGCTGTTCTCAGGATCTTACAACGTTATAATCAGTAATGTTGTAACCGTTCTTTCTGACGTGTTCGCAAAGCCATTTGTCCGCTTTGGCGGGGCTGTCAAATTCCTTGATTGTCTTCCAGACCAGTTTTCCGGGTTTCTCCGCTGTAAGTGCCTTTACTTTCCATGTGTGTGCCATTTTCGTTTCCTCCTAAAAGTTGTTGTTTTCCCTTTCGGTAATTACATATTACCATAAACCACGGCACTATGCAAGTGGCTAAAAGTACAGAAAAATCGAGAAAAATCAGCCCTCATCATTGTGTGATATACACCATTGAAAGAAAGCGGAAAAGGGGCATTTTTCAGCCCCCTTGCCTTAGTCGTTCAGGTGGTCAAAGCACCATTTCATTGCATCGCCGCCGTCATCAAAGGGTGTCGGTGCAGTTGTTCTAAGGTTCAGCCTGCATTCGATGTAGCTCAGTCCGCTTTCTGCCTCATCCTCTACAAATTCGTAAACCGCCGCCTCGAAGCCTCTGTAGGTCAGCCCTGTTGCCAGAACTTTGTCGCCGTACTTCAGCGCTGCACCCTGCGTGCTGCATCCGTTGCTCCAAAGATGCTCCATTGTTGTAACCTGTTCCCATTTCATAATTGTTTTCCTCCGTATTTCGTTGTTTTCCGCAGGCTGTTTGCCTTTCGGTAGTATGTATATTACCGTATCTCAAGGGATAAGTCAACGAATTTCGGAAAAATAAATGTAACAATGATTTCGGCTATATTTCGGGTAGTATTGTGTGATTTATGCCTTGCCGTAAAAGCCCCACAATCGCCGCTTTGTGCCGCCGTTCTGCACAAGGGATAACTTTGCAAAGGTAGGGAAAACAGCGAACGTGGCGGCTTTGTGGGCGAGAATTATGGGCGGCAGTTCCGCCCCTTGGCTCGTTGTTTCAGTTCAGTTTCATGCGAATCGCGGGAATGATTTTCTTTTCCCCTGTGGTGAAGTCGGTATAGTTCGCCTTGACCTCGGTCAGTCCGTTCATGCAGAATCCCTGCTTTTCAAAGGCTGCGAGGGTTTCAATCAGACTGCTGAAGGTGCTTGAAATCGTAAATTCCGTAATGCCCTGTGCCTTGAAAAATTCGCTGATTGGCTCAATATCCTGTGTCCAGATAACCTCGGAGAAGTCGATCAGCTCGTTGCCGCTGTCCTTCTGCAGTCTGTAGGCTGCGAAAAGCGTAGGATTGAAGCCATTCTCCTTGAAGAACTCATTTCCCTCAGTCATTGCCTTTTCAAAAAGTTCAATTGTTTTCATGTGATTTTCCTCCAAATTCGTTTTTTTTCGGTGCAGTTCTCCGCTTCCGTTGTGTAGTATGTTACCATAGTTTTTTACACTTATCAAGCGGCTAAAATCAACGAAATATCGAGGAAAAACAGACCTCGCAATTGTGTAATATATGACTTGTCACAACAGCCCCACAAGCGCGCCGTGTGCCGCCGTTTTGCGTGTGGGATAACTTTGCGAGGAAAATCAGAACGGCGAACGTGCGGCAACGTGGCGGCTCTGTAGCGATTATTCAGCGTAATTCCGATGAATAATGCTGATGATCTTTTCCTGTTCCTCGGTGGAAACTCCGATGGCATCAAGTGCTTCACGAGTTGAACAATCAGTACAAATTAGGGTTTGGTTATCCACTCTGGAAAGTGCAGGTCTTTCGGTGTAGGAGCATCCGCATTTCGGGCAGATTCTCGGCTCTCTGATTTCACTTTTCATCTCTTGCACCCCTTTCGCTGATGTCAAATGCAAGTCTCAAATGCTTCAAATGAAAACCGAAATCACGGTAACCCTGAACGCAGGTTCTGATGTAGGAACTGCTCGGAATTCCTATCGGTCTTTCCTCGTGCATGATGTACACAAAAGCCTTGATTTTTCGGCGATTTACAGTAACTTCCATTTCCGTTTTGTAGTAGAAATTCGGGAAGCCCTCGTAAACATCAAGCCGTCTTTCGTCAGCTGCCGAAACCTCCCAGACAGCAACGGGAACTTTGGATTTTTCGGCTTTTTCAATCGTGAGGTAAGAGCCTGTTTTCGAGCCTTTGAACAGCAGCTCGTAGCCCTTGATGAATGCCGTGCCGACAGGTTTTGCATCGGGGCAGCGGTACTTCATCTGCTGAACATTGAGGTTTGAACCATAGGCAAGATAATATTTTTTCATCGTGATCGTTCCTTTCCGAAGGAAACTTCCTTCTACTGCCTTAAGCCACCCGTAGGTGGCGGTTAGGGCAGCAGGAGGAAATCTCCTGCGTTATGCTCCGTATCTCCATGCGGCGTTGCCGTCAAGGTTTCTCGTAAGAAAATCTCTTGCCGTGGCGAATTCTTCGCCAACCATGCCAAGCCGAATCAGCCAAGTCCGCATTGCGAATTTCGGATTCTCGGTTTGCTGTGGCTTTGGGCTTGCCGTTCTGACCTCTTTTGCCATTTCGGAAAGCGCAAGGCAAAGCTGAATCCAGCTTTTGAGCTGTCCTGCGTGAAGTCCGTTTTTCTTGCCATCGGAAGGCTTGTCGAAGTTGAAGCAGCGAAACTCAATTGTTCCCTTGGTAAATACTGCATGGTAATTTGTCATATGGTATCTACTGTCGTTGTAGTGCTGATTTCTGCCGTAATCTGCGTTGTTTGCCCTGTACCAGACGTCCGCAAGCTGTGCCATCGTGGAAGGCTTTTTCTTGTTGAGCTGTTCGATAAAAGTGGGGTTTACTGTTCGGCAGTAGCGGTTGATTCTGCCTTGGTCTATTTTCAGGGCATCGGCGATCAGCCTTTCGTGGCTCGCCATGATGTTCGCAAGATTTCTCAGGCTCTGCGGTGTGTGACCTTTTGCTCCGATGTGAATATGAACCCCAGCTCCAACCCCTGCGTGGCTGACTGCCCCTGCCTTTCTGAGTCGGCGGACAAGCTCCTGCAAGGTTTCGATGTCCTCGTAGCGAAGAATCGGGGTTACCAGTTCGCACTTTTCTGCGTCAATTCCTGAGATGGAAACATCCCGCTGGAATTTCCACTCTCTGTTCTGTGAATCCCAAGCTGACCAAGTGTAGTAGCCGTTTCTGCTTGCCGTATCCTCAAATCTGCCTGTTCCGAAGAAGTCGGCGGCAACCTGCGCAGCCTTTTTTCTGGTGATGTGGTTCATCTCGATCTCGACTCCGATGGTCTGATTCTTGAGGTTCTCAATCTGGATTCTTGTCTTTTCGTTCATCGTATTTTCCTCCGTATTTTCGGTGTTTTTCGGGGCTTTCCGCCCTTTCGTTGTGTTACATATTACCGCATAACGGAGAATAAAGCAATACCATTACTACACAATCTTTTCGACTGTATTTCGCCGAAAGTCTGGTGTAAATACACACTTGATAAATTTGCTTTTCTATGGTAAAATCAAGTAAAATGGAGGAGCGTTCTCTATTAAAAATTCGCCCCAAGGTCGGTCAGAATTTCCACAACATCAACATCGGGAATCATTGCAAGACTGCTACCGTTCTGCCAGTGAATGTGAACACTGCCGGCATCGTCAACAAACTGAACCTCGCCGATTATTCCGGCAGGTGGTGCTTGCTCGTCATCCATTGAAATAAGCCGCACCATTGTTCCAGCCGGATATTTTTCTCGGAGCATTGCAAGCTCCTTTTCATTCGGAAATCGCATTGTTGGCACCTCCATGTCTGAAAGCTGAACTTCCCGAAAGATTGCGAAGAAGCACTTTTCTTGCTGCCTTGAACTCTGTCCCGATCATACCAATCCGCAACAGAAAACATCGGAATGCGTATTTTGGATTGTCGCTTGTATCGGGTTTATTGTTGATTCGATTCAGATTTCTTGCAAACTCGCAGAGCATCGAAATAAAGGTGCAGTAAGCGTCCGCATCGCCGTCCTGTTCAGCCGTAAACCATGGGAACTCAACGGTCTTTTCTGTTACCTGAAATTCAACGCTGTCAGTTTTGAATGCCGCTTTGAACAGTTCACCCTTGTTTTCAAGAATCCGCCGGACTCTGTTCAGCGTTCTTTCGTCAAGGGAATCACGCGGCATCTGAACGGTGAGTTTGGTGTTGTCCGATGCCGCAGAATAGCCCATTTGCTCCAGCTTTGACAGCAGATTGCGGATTTCCTTTTCGTCCGTATCATCGCCGATAACCAGCGTTCCATTTTTGGTGACGGTGTAACGCTCGCCGATGCTGTATGCACAGGTAGGCATATACTGATATTCGGCAGGAATTCCGGTTATTTCGCTGATTGTCTTAACCAGTTTCTTGCGATTTTCACCTGTGAGATTGAATTCAATATTCATGTGATTACCTCCTGTTTTTTCGCCGTCTCTGCGGCGTTTTCGTAATCACATATTAACTCGTTTTCTCACAAATTGCAAGTGTGATATGTGACGAAATATCGGGCAAAAATCTGTTATTATTCTACCTGATAACTTTATGTGAATTTGGAAAATAACATAGTATCAGTTCGTTCACAATTTGCTACAGAAGTCTGCTGAATTTGGCAGGCTTTTTATTTTTTAGGTTTGAAAAGATACACCTTAATCGGGACGCCTTGCTTTTTGCAGTTGTCAATGACATACTTCGTGCCGCGAGATGTTCCGTCCCAAAAAGCAAGCACCAAATCGGCGTAGGTGATGATTTCAAGATTTCGTTTCAGCGGAGCGCCCCTGCCATAGCGTTTGTAGTCGGGGAGAAATTCCGTCAGCTTGATGCCGTTTGCATTGGCGTACTCCCTTGCACAGGTGTCGATACCCCTTGCACCGCCGCTTACAATTTCCGTCACGTTCTCCGGCAGGAAATTCTCCAGACCGATAACTCCCAGATTTCTTGATCCGATAATTGCAACTTTCATGATTTAATCCTTCCTTTTCTGAAATTTTATAGATATACCGTATATCTATACATAACATTATACCACAGAATAGCTGTAAAATAAACATATAATATATTCAGAAAAGGAGATTGTTTTATGGCTACGAAAAGTGTATCTATCAGATTTGAAGAGGAAATGCTGAAGAAAATCAGTTATATTGCAGAATACGAGGGTCGTTCGGTAAACAGCGAGGTGCTGTGCCTTGTGCGTGATCGTATTCTTGCTTTTGAACGTGAGCATGACAAAATTGAGGGGAGTATCAGCCCTGATTTAAACGTCAAGCCGTCACGCAGGGGCTAATCATCTGACTTAGTATCACTCTGTTCACAATTTGCTCCATTGTTCGCAAAATAGGCGATTCCGGCAAGCACAAAGAATGCATTCCCGACGAATATGCCATTGCCCCACATCTTGTAGGCGGCACTATCGGAATACGGATTTTTGAGCCATTTTTCCACCTGTTTTCGGCTTTTGGATTTACCGTTTTTGCCGATTGCCTTGTTGTAATCTTCAAAAACTTTCTGCCACCAATCGATTTCTTCATCGGTGGGATTTTCCGTTTCAAGTCCGTCACACCACCAAGTCGGCATACCTTGCAGCGATGCACATTCCTGCGGTGTAAGCCGGCGAACGATATACTCAATTTCGGCAGTGCTGTCGCTGACTGTGGGCGGATCTTTGTAGTCGGACGCAACGAGCGTTCCGGCTTTTTCCTTTTCGGCAATTGTGTGGTGAGAGCTTTTACTTGTAGAATATTTCGGGTGGAAAACTCCGCCTGCACCAGATGCAACAATGGTCGGCGACTTCTCCTCCTCAATCTGAAAGCTGAATTTCGCTTTGAATGACTGATTCATCGCAGGTCTGCCGATGCCGTAGGAAACGGCGTGATTCTCCGTGCAGTTCAAGGTGTACATGGTATCGGATTCCTTGTAGCCGTCACCGTGATGCGACGGGCGTGAGCCGTTACCCTCAATTACAACCATGCCGCCCTGATTAGACGATGGATTTGTACCGGAAGTGTCGATAGTTCGGGAAGTTTCAGCTTCATAAAATCCGCTGTTGGGATTGTCGGACATCATGGAATTGCTGTGCTTAGAACATACACCGTATGCTTTCGGAACGAAAAGTGTCTGGTCGTTATTGCAGGACAGCGTTGCTGATTTATCCTCTTGTATCAACGCTCCTTTTCCGCCAGAACCACCACCACACCTGATTTTCAGGGTTGCCGGAACAACACCTGCACGGAGCGTCGGAGAGGTTTCTTCCTCATATCCAATGCCGCGAGCTTTGGCAGAATGTTCCGTACAAAATCCTGCGGATTCCACCACATATGGCTGATTGTTTCCTCCTGTTCCGTATGATGCGGAGATTGTTTCTGCTACATCAACGGGACCTTTGAAACGTGTATCCTGTCCGTGATTGGAGAATACTAAACTTGTGCCTGCCGTTCCAGAGCGATTTTCAGTACTTCGGGAAGCTGCTTGCCACGCTCTGAAGCTCTCCGCAGAATACCCAGACACGCCTTCGGACTCAAATAATATTTTGGATGCACATCCGCCGTCAAAATCTGCGACAAGGTAGATACGTTTTCTTCTCTGGGGAACTCCCCAGTATTGAGCATCGAATGTTCTGTAGGCGACAGAGAAATCATCTGCCACAATTTCTCCTGCTTTTGTCCACTTTTCAGGTTTAGGAACAGATATTGCTGTGTCTTTGATTTTGCAGAATTCTTCAAGGACGGTTCTGAAATCTTCGCCGCCATTTGAGGAAAAAGCGCCTGCGACATTCTCCCACACTGCGAATCTCGGATATTTGCCATTCGTTGCATACCTCATTTCTTTGATGATTCTGATTGCCTGAAAGAACAGTCCCGAACGCTCGGCGTTAAGACCTGCCCTTTTTCCGGCGATAGATAAATCAGTGCAAGGACTGCCAAATGTGATGATGTCAACAGGTTCTATTTCAGCACCGTTTATCTGCGAAATATCGCCTAAATGCATTACTTGCGGCAGCCGTTTTGTTGTTACTCTGATACAGAAAGGTTCAATTTCGCTTGCCCAGACAGGAGTGATTCCCGACAGCAAGGCGGCGGTTTCAAATGAGCCTGAACCTGAAAACAGGCTGCCGAGAGTGAGTTTATTATTCATTTTCAGATTCCAACCTCTCTTTCAAGGCAGTAAAAAACGCCTTGTTTCTGACTGAAACACCTTTTGCAAGGCATTCATTCTCAAAAGCAAAGCGTATTTCGAGTTCTTTTACGGAGTAATCCGCACGGTATTTTCGCCATGTCATTTCATCATAATGACGAAGTTTCGCCCACAAATCGGGATAAAACGCCCATAGTTTCCGCAGTTCCGATAATGATTGCAGAGGGCAGAGCCAACAGGATACACGTTTGAATCTGTCGTACAAGCCGTTCCAGTCAAAACCACGCTCTTTACAGTATTGCAGGCAGTCGTTTTCTGTCATATTCCATTCCACAAGCGGATGAATACATTCGGAACGCTGATTATTTTTCCGTTCCAAGCGATACTGTTCATCAGCCGCAATGCCGACATACTGGCGAATATCATATTTTTCACGCAGACTGCGGAGAAACTGCTCTCTCGGCTGGTCTTTCAGACGATTTGTACACCACCGCATTTTCGGACCCATCCAGCCATAGCCGTTGTAATCCTGCCCAAATAAAGCACGGAACTTTTCAGGATTCCCACGCTTTATCGGCGCTTCGGAAAAATAATAATCGAAACTGTGTTCTGCTTTGATTCTTGTGATTGGTCTGCCGATGTACTTTTCCAGTTTGTCTATATGTGTGTACATATCGGGGAATTCAAGTCCTGTATCGCAAAAGAGTATCATGTCCACCGGACGTTTCTCTTCCAGCAAACGCAGAAGCATTGCTGTGGAATCCTTTCCTCCGGATAGCGAGCAGACGAAAAATAGCGGTTTATTCTCCATTCTGCTCCTCCTTCGGAACATCTGCATATTCAATACGCTGTCCGTCACGAATCAGATACACATCATCGGAATTGCCCTCATGAAGCTGAATGTATCTTTTGACCGCAACATCTACAAATTTCGGTTCAAGCTCCACGCCGTAACAGATACGGTCAAGCTGCTCGCAGGCAATCAATGTTGATGCACTGCCGAGAAATCCATCGAGAACAAGTCCGTTGCTTTGCGTACACTGCTGAATCAGATATGCAATCAGCGGAACAGGCTTGCTTGACGGGTGACCGCAGCCATCTTCCTTACTGTTCTTGATTCTGTCAAATTCAAAGACCGTTTTCTGCTTCTGGTCGCCATACCAGATATGCTTGCCGTCCTTACGCCAGCCCCAGATAATCGGCTCGTGAATGTATTTCCAGTCAGTGCGAGTAAGTACAAGACGGTCTTTCTTCCATACCAGTCCTGCACCGACTTTGAATCCTGCATCTTCGTAAGCATCATGAAATACACGAGCCTTGGAAGTGGCGTAGAAAACATAAATGCTTGCATCTTTTGCCATTGCATCTCTGAATCTTTCAAAGGCAGATTTCAGAAACTCATAGCCTTTTTCATCATCAAGATCATCATTCTTGATTTTACCGGACGTGCTTTCGAGATTGACGAGGTACGGTGGATCTGTGCAGACAAGGTTGACTTTGGTATCGCCGAGCAGAGTCGTGTAGGTTTCAGGCAGCGTGGAATCGCCGCAGATAACCGTATGCCTGCCGAGATGCCATACATCGCCTAACTTTGAGAAACAGGGCTTTTCCAGTTCTGCATCAACATCAAAATCGTCCTGCTTTGCATCTTCATCCGATGCAAATAAATCTGCAAGTTCCTTTTCGTCAAAACCAGTAAGCCCAAGATCAAATCCGAGATTCTGGAGTTCCTCCATTTCAACGGCAAGCAATTCTTCGTCCCAACCCGCATCCAATGCCATTCTGTTATCGGCAAGGATATATGCCTTCTTCTGAGCATCTGTCAGGTGGTCGGCATACACACAAGGGACTTCTGTAATGCCTTCCTCCTTTGCCGCCATAATGCGTCCGTGTCCGGCAATTACGTTATACTCCTTGTCGATAATGACAGGATTCACAAATCCAAACTCACGCAGAGAAGAGCGTAATTTCAGAATCTGTTCCTTGCTGTGGGTACGAGCATTATTCGCATAGGGTACCAGCTTGTCAATATCCACAAGCTGAAATTCCGTAGTCGTTTTCATCAGCCAGTCCTCCTATGCAGGATTTTTTGCAGTCCCTTTCGGGCATCCATGACATGACCTTTTACCGCCTGACCTTTTAGCGTTCTGTACTGTTGCTTGGTGAGATTCTGGCGGTTGTGCTTCAAGTCTCTCCAGAATTGTGCGTCGGTGCTTGATTTCATAAAAAGTCCTCACTTTCTGCTGCTTAATAGCTGCTCCATTAAATCGTCCTGTGGAGAGCCGTCAAATTTGGTGGTACAGTTCTGCTTCACGATGTCAAAAATCTCATACCAGAGGAGATTTGCCTGTTTCTGGAATGTCTGACTCATCTGTACGAATGGCGAGGCAATGACACCGCCAGTAGTCGGATGCTTTCCCAAGAGTCCATAGGAACTGAGTGCTTCTTCGCACTGAATAAATCGTGCAAAGGCCTGAGAATAGCTTTCCAACAGACGCTTATTGACCAATTTTTCGCAGCCACGATTTTTCAACCAGAGCCACGTTTCCTTGTAAATTTCATCTGCACCGAGCGGTTTGCCGTTCTTCTGATGTGCCGACAGATATTCACTTGGCGAGGGCATATCAGCTCCAACCAGATCGGCAGCATCGTCCAAATCCATAGCCTCCAGTTCAGGAGCGTGAAACTCGATAATATCGGCATCCTTACCGTCAGCAATTTTATCAGCGAGTGCCTTTGGCTTATCTCCTGCACGGATACGTCTGCCGCCACGGTTTGTACCGTCTTTCGCCATATTGTTTCACCTGCCTTTTGGTATAAAAATAACCGAAACTTCGGCAGTTTCGGATTGTAATAGTATTTAGGGGGTTAATAGGGCGTTTGAACCTTGATTTTTGTGTGTTTGAGGGCGCGCCGGTCTTTCTGTGAATCGGTCACAGAGATTTCGATACCCCCACCGGGCAGCCCCACTCGCCCCATCAGTAGTGATATTCGGGATTTCTGTCCTCATTTCCAGTTTTGCGGTCGTGACAGGGCTTGCAGAGTGCCTGCCAGTTGGTATCGCTCCACATCAGCGTCTGGTTGCCACGATGCGGAATGATGTGATCGACCACCGTTGCTGTGACAAACCGTCCCTCTGTGAGACACTTCACGCACAGCGGATGCTTGCGTAGGTACGCCTTGCTGACACGCTGCCACTTGCTGCCGTAACCACGCTTGGCAGCAGACGGTCTGTCGGGGTGAAGAGGTTTGTGTTCCTCACAGTACTTGCCCTCTGTTAGATTCGGACAGCCGGGGTGACTGCATGGTCGCTTACTCTTCCTCGGCACAGCCAACACCTCCCAATACAAAAGCCGCTGCGGTCATACACAACGGCTTTACATAATTCTTCTATTATATAGTATAGCACATTTTTCAGGTGTTTGCAAGTCCCGCGATGTCCCGACTTTTGAGATCATCGACCGCCGCAGAATGAAGCCGGAAGATGTTTGATTTACTGTAGCCCATCTCGCTCATAATTTCTGCCCACGGCTTGAACTCTAGATAACGCTTGCTCAACAGGTCACGATAATCAGCATCCTCAACTGCCTTGATACGTTCCTCCATATCGGCAAGTAAGGCATCGTATGTAAGCTGAGCTTCCTTGATTTCCTGCTCCAACGTCATGATTTTGAACACCGCCGCTTCCATACGGTTGTGACTGGGCGATACTGTTTTCGGCATATCGTTGGTGACATTGCCGTTCATTCCCTCTGCCTGCTGTCGCAGAATATGGATTTCATGAATCTTCCGTTTGATACGCTTGCGGAGTGCTGCCGCTCGATTCCAGTATTCTTTCACGCAAATTCCTCCCTCATCATTGCAATCAGCTTTTTGCCATCCAAATCCGACAGAAACGCAAACCACTGCGACCGCAGGAATTTCTCACATTCACGGATACTGCCATTATCCTTTTCTGCCAGTGCTGTTCGATAGTCGATCAAGGCTCTTTCTATGATTGCGGCGCATAATTCCTTGTACATCTCAGACCTCCAGTTCCGCTTTAACAGAATCCATTAAGGCTGTCTGCGTTTTGTCTTTCTCACTCAGGGCTTCCATGATTCTTTCATCCACTGTGCCTTTGGTGATGATATGCTGAATTACAACTGTCGCCGATTTCTGTCCTTGTCTATACAGTCTTGCATTTGTCTGCTGATACAGTTCCAGACTCCATGTTAATCCAAACCATATCAGTGTTGAACCGCCTGCCTGCAAATTCAAGCCATGTCCTGCACTTGCCGGATGAATTAAGCCAACGATCAACTCTCTCTTATTCCAACGCTCAATACTGGTGGAAGATTTGATTTCCTGATATGCAACGCCAAGTTTGGAAAGCCGCTCTGTAATTCTCGTGCGGTCATGCTTGAACCAATATGCTACCAGAACAGGCTTGCCGTTTGCGGATTCAATAATATCTTCCAACGCATCCAGCTTTCTGCTGTGGATGCTTACAGTGTCGCCGCTGTCATCATAAATTGCACCATTCGCCATTTGTGACAGCTTGCTGCTCAGACTTGCTGCATTGGAAGCGGTTACTTCACCGTCAGGCAATTCAAGAATCAGCTCTTTTTTTAATGCCTTGTATTTTTCTTTTTCATCTGCTGACATCTCGACAGGGTATTCGTTCATGATAAGCTCCGGCATTTTCAGATAATCGGCGGCTCTCATGGAAATTGTGATGTCAGATATTTTCTCGTATATTGCATCTTCCGCACCGGAAAGCGGCTTATAGGAATACACGATCATGCCGTTGCGCTTATCCGGCTGAAAGTAAGTATTTCTGAACTGCCCGATAAATCGTCCTAAACGCTCTCCCATATCCAGCAGACGAAATTCCGCATACAGATCCATAAGTCCGTTGCCGGAAGGCGTGCCGGTCAGTCCTACGATTCTTTTTACCTTTGGCCGAACTTTCATAAGCGCCTTGAAACGCTTTGTCTGGTGGTTCTTGAAACTTGAAAGCTCGTCTATTACTATCATCTGGAAATCAAATGGAATGCCGCTTTTTTCGATAAGCCACTGAATGTTCTCACGGTTGATGATGTAGATGTCAGCTTTTTTCTTCAAAGCCGCTGTACGTTCATCTTCTGTTCCAACTGCCACGCTGTAAGTCAGATGTTTCAGGTGCTCCCATTTTTCAATTTCAGCAGACCAAGTATCACGTGCTACTCTCAGGGGAGCAATAATCAGAACTTTGCTGATTTCAAAGCTGTCAAAAAGTAAGTCGTGGACTGCTGTCAAGGTGATAGCAGTTTTCCCAAGTCCCATATCCAGCAGGAGTGCGGATATGGGATTATCTTTGATAAATTGGGCGGCATATTTCTGATAATCATGTGGAATGAATTTCATCGTTCATCATCTCCTTGATAAATTTGGCTATATCTTCTTTGCAGTCAAGCACATACACTCTAAACCCTAACTGTCTCAGCATTCTGTGCCTTGCAAGCTGTAACGGTCTTGGTTTTTTATTCGGAGCTTTCGCCTCCACAAAAGCAATCCGTCCTTCCGGCAGCAGTACCAATCTGTCCGGAACGCCGTCAAAGCCCGGAGATACGAATTTCAGTGCAAGACCTCCCTTGCACTTGACTGTCTGACGAAGTGTCTCTTCTATGTTCTTCTCTCTCAAAAGTTCATCACCTCCGAAATTGGATCAGCCAAATCGAAAGCCGCATACATCGCCGTCAGCATATTGCTGATAGGCTTGTTTTTGTAAGTTTTCACGTAACTGTTTTCACTTTGAACGGCATAGCCGCCATTCGATTCGATAATCTGATAAACACATCCCTTATACTTAAGCTGCATAACTCGATGGTTTATTTGCACCCACTTCTTTTTGATAAAGTTTCGTTTACGTTTGGCACGGTTTTTCATGCGCCTGTCACGCTCTTTCGCTCTGAGAATATCGTCCTCCATAACACCAGCGCAAATACATCCGACATTCAACTCCATGAAGAAGTCCTCATGCTCCATCACGTGCAGATAACGTACTTTTTCGCAGCCACATACCTCGCATTTCGTAAGTGGTGCATCAGGGTCATCATCGCAGACGTCAACAACATCCACGCACACCCAGTCACTCAGCGGTGCATTCCACTGTTTCAGCTCTTGAATGCACCTTGACAGGTAATTGTCACTTTTGTCCTCACTCAAAAGCAGATTTTGTTCATCAATCAACATTATAAAATTCTCCATTCTACGTGCTTTTCAGACTTTTGTCCTTTTTGTCACATTTGTCCGAGGTTTTGGGGAGTTGTACGGAAATAACTACTATAATAAATAAATAATCTTTTTTTGACTTCTTATGTTTTCGGACAAAAAGGACAAAAGTCCAAAAACAACGTATTGCTGGGATTTTTGCTGTCACACATTGGCTGATTCTGACGTGACAGAAGGTGTGACAAAAGGACAAAACTACTGGCATTTTGGATTAACCAGATAGTGCGGCAGGGGCGGACGTCCTGTGCTTGACGGCTTTTCCGGCTTTCGAGCAATATATCCATAATCCTCAAGCTGGTCAAGTATTGGCTGAATCTCCGCCACAGTCTTAAAACAGCGGCAATATCGCATTGCTGTACGGCGGTCGAATTCCGTCAACGACTTCTCACGAATCATACTCAGAATTTTATCTGCCGCTTTGCACATTGAATTCTCAGGCAATACAGAATATGCCGCTTGTGCATGATTCAAAAAATACCGTCCAAGCAGGATTGCTTTCTCCATAGTTGCTTCATCGACAATTAAAGGCGGATTTTCCTCAAGGAAGTCATCAGCCTTCAAATTTTGCGACCGACAAAGCAGTCCTGCAATACGCAGTGTATTGCCAATCAGCTTACCTGCCCAGTCGGACATCTCCGCATAATCCGTCACCAGCTTCGGCTCAATCTCTTCTGCAAATTCCGCAAGCAGTTTGTCAGCATCATCTGACAACGTGATTATTGCAGGACTTTCCGGACAATCCTCACTCAGCATATCTACAACGGCACGTTCATAAGCTCTGTAGACCGTATCCGATATGGCGGTACTCCGATATCGTCTGCCGCCAACAAGCGAAATCGGCATACAGTATAGAAATCTTGCAGTCAGACCTCTGCCGCGAAAGGTTTGATTGCTCAGTACACTTTCAATCACGCTGGGTTGTACCATCAGCAGAACAGTCAATGCTGGATTCATCACACTTTCGCTTTCACGACCGATACGGTCAACACGAATGGTGTCGCCGGAATAGCCTTTCAGCATCACGTCAATATTGACAATTCTGGAGTAAGTGCCTGCCAGCGTATCAAAAATGCCGCCCTCACTGGAAATCATAGCAGCTCTGCCCTTGTTCTCAGCAATCACATTAACCAGTTTTTCCGGTGTAATATCATCCACATAGGACTGCATCGGCTTGACCTCTCTGAATGAGGCAATCTGCTGTGCAATCGCATCCACATCGGACTGACTTGCTTTGCCCTTTGACATCTGTTCCTCAACGGCTCTCTGCTGTTTTTCCAGAATGCGTTTCTGCATTTTATTTGCTTCAACGGAAGGTGCGTTTCTCATATTGTACTGAACTTCATAGACATTCACAGGTCGCAGCATCAGATTGATAATTGCCGATTTTCGTTCCGATGGCGGTGCGATTTCTACAAGATAGGTATTCAGCGGTTCAAACCAGTCCGCCTTTCCTCTAATCTTGTACTTGCCCTGCACACAAAGCGACATAATTGAAAGTGCCATTGCGCCTGCCATATCAACAGGTGTTTGTGTACTTTCTGCAACAGCAGCGGCATATTCTGCAATTGCTGTCGGGAGTGCTTCAATCGGGAATTTTGCCATGGAATATCTACTGAATGGAATAGGGTCAACCCATTCCGGCACGGCATAATTTTCTGGTGCTACATAGTCTGGGTCAGTGACAATCTTACTTTTGTAGAAGTTCAAGGCACTTCTCCAGATACTGCGAAGTTCATCCGTATCAAGCGGCGGACTGCATTTATCAGCGTATTCCAGAAAGGCTTTCTCCGCCTCCTTTGTTTTGCCCAGCCGTTTTAAAATCGTCACTGCAAAATGGTGCATCGCATTGTTGCGAGAGCCTTCTTGAATGGTGCTGTTTGTGCCTAAAAGGCAAAGCAGATTCTCGATGTTCATATCGCCTTCATGCCAGATAACTTTTCCGGGAGAACCATAGAAGAAACGAGCAGAATCGAGGGCTTTATCGTCAAAAAAAGGAAACGCTCTCTCCATTCTTGCTTTGAGATTCTCATAATGTTCCATGCTTGTACAGTCGGGGATTATAAAGTAAACGTGAAAACGAGGGCGGGGAGAATACCGTCCTTTCTGCTTCATATTGTTGCGGCTCATAATAAGTACATAAGCAGTTTCATCGAAAAGCAATTCCATCTTCTCAGGCGTAATCCAGTCCTCAGCATTGTCAATATGGTTATTGTCGCAGTCCATCGGCAGTACATTGGCGAAGAGAAAATTTTCCTTTTTTCTATGACAATTCATATATTCGGCACACACATGGTCATAAACTGTCGCCGCTGCCATCTGTTCAGGCGAAGTGACTTCAACCTTAATGGGATAATGGGCATTGTTTGCTTTCCCTGTGCAGTCAGCCCTGTAAAGCGTCAGTTTCATGTCTTTTCCTCCAATTCTTCCGTGAAATAACGGATTCTCATGTGTTTTCTCTTTGCACGGTCAATCTCCGCCTTCATGCCGGTGCTGATCGTATTGCCGAACACCCACAGCTCCATGCACTTGCTCATCAGCACCCAGTTCATAAAAATGGCTGTATCACGTTCTTCGGGAATGCAGTTATCCATAAACTGCGTAAAATAGATGTGCGGTGCAATCGGCAGATAGTGCTTGTCTACGGCAAAGCGGCTGTATCTCTTGGCGTTCTTGATATTCCTCTCTGTATCTCCGGAGTAAGGAGAGCAGATATACACGATGGGGCGGAAGGCGGCAGCCTTGCGGACTGCCTTTTCTTCCTTTTCCAGACGAGTGAACGCCTCGTGTTCTGTAGGGCTGAAATAGCCCTCTGCGTTGTACTTATTTGCCATTGCTGTGCTCCTTTTTTATGCGTGCCGCATACCATTCAAGGTAACGCTTTCTTTCATGGTAATTCGGCACAGACACCAACAGACCGATATCGACCTTTTGCAGCGTTTCGAGCAGGTCAATCTGCTCCTGTGTCAGATATGGGCGGATGCTGGTCTTTTTCTCAATACCGTGAAGTACCCTGAACTGCTTTGCTGTCATGCCAAGTACAATACGGTTGAGCATATCGCACTCATTGCTGAAGTGATAAGGCTTGGGATTCTCATTAAGCAGACGGATGTTTTCGGTCAGCAAAGGAAATTCCTGCCTTGCCGATACAAGTGTTCTGATGAAAGACTCCATCTCGTTGAAACGGCGTATGTACAGTTCCTTGAACTGTGCGGCTTTTTTGCCGCGGTAGCCCATTGCAAGAAATACAAATCCGTCACGTGTCATAAGGTAACACGGCTGCTTATGTCCCTGTTCGTTGATGTATGCCGACTGCACAAAATTGTGCAGTCGAAATTCCTCCGAGCAATCAAGTTCACGAATATCACGGAGGACAGCTCTGTGTTCTTTTTCAAAAAACTGTGCCACATAGCGGCTGTCTACTCTGGCGGTGTCATGTTTATCGACGAACACACCGTAATCGTCTATAGGAATCAAACTTTTCATTTCAGTGCCTCCATTCTTTTCTTCGAGCAGTACGTACAGCATACTGCCATGCCGTACATATCGCCCATGCCGTCTGCAAATACAACAGACAGGTCAACAGCGACTTCCTTGCCGCAGTCGGGGCAGGTGCAGAACACATTTTCATCGTTCAGTTCTACCTTGACCTCAACAGTGTCATTGATTTTTTCCTTTACATAAAACATTTGCTTAACCTCCAGTCGGAATATGGTGAGGAACAACTGCCCTCACCATACAGTCCGTTCAAATGGGGTGAAAATTAGCCCCTTATCAAAATTTTCAGTCCTTACGGTAAAATTCGCACTCGTACCCATCCGCCCGCAAGAGCAGCCCCTCTGCCCATTTCGGTGTACGAGCCATCTGTTCGCAGACAACTTGCAGTGACATTCGTCTATCAGCTTCAATAATCATTTCATCGTGGATATGCCCGACGATAAAGCAGTGAGACAATGTCTGCAAAGAATAAAACAGCAAATCACGAGCAATGCCCTGAACAATATTTTCCACGAGCTTGCCGGAGTATGTCTCCAGCCGTTCCCATTTCTTTGATGCGCCAACACCGTCATAGGTAATAGATTCACTGCCGAAACGATTCTCTTCAATACGCGGCTTTACATAGGCAAGCCGTCTGCCGGAGGGGAGTTCAATAAACAGAAATCCTGATTCATAGCTGAATTTGATACCGTGTGTTTCTGTCTGCGTTTTGCCGCCGACTGCCTTGATTGCCGCCCTCTCCACGTCCCACCAAAGCTGTACGATGTTGGGCGATGCCTTCCGCCAATCGGTGACAATCTGCTTCAATTCATTATCGGATAGCCCCATAGCATCTGCCCCCATAGCTTTCATTGCACCGACAGAGCCGCCGTAGCCACAAGCCAACTCCGCCACCTTACCTTTCTGCCGCAAATGTCCGTTCACGCCATGCTTTACAACAGGAATACCGAACATCTTTGATGCCGACGCACAATAAATGTCCTCGCCATTGGCAAAAGCGTCCATTCTCCACTGTTCGCCTGCAAGCCATGCAATGACACGGGCTTCGATAGCAGAGAAGTCCGCTACGATGAATTTATAGCCCGCTTTCGGTACAAATGCCGTGCGGATAAGCTGTGAAAGCGTGTCGGGAATATCCTCATAGAGAAGTTCCAGAGCGTCCATATCGCCGGAAAGAACGAGATTTCGTGCCGCTTCCAAATCGGGAATATGGTTCTGCGGTAAATTTTGCAATTGTATAATCCTTCCTGCTTCCCGACCTGTACGATTTGCACCGTAGAACTGGAACATTCCTCTTGCACGGCCATCCGAGCAGACCGCATTTCGCATTGCTGCATACTTTTTGACCGAGGATTTGGAGGTTTGCTGTCGGAGCAGCAGTACCTCACGAATTTCCGGCGAAACTTTACCTATCAGTTCCTGCACTTCCTTTTTGCCAAGGGATTCTATTTCTACACCATGCGATTTCAGCCATTCTTTCATCTGCTGCACAGAGTTTGGATTTTCAAGTCCTGTCAATTCACACAGCTTTTCAGTAAGATGCTGTTTTGCATAATCGCCGATACGAATTGCATTATGGACAAGCGGCAAATCAAGCTGAATGCCGCGGTCGTTGATTTCTTGGTCGAGGTGATATTCCTTCCACACAAAATCAGGAACAGGAAAACGGCTTATTTTCTTCTCAATTCCCATTTCCGTTTCTACGTCACGCTTGTTGTATGCCTTGAAAACTGCCCATTTATCAGGAGCATCGGACGGAACATGAAACAGTGGTTTATCGCCATCATAGGCATAGGGAACACAAAAATATTTAATAAGTGCCTTGCCCTCTGTCATCTTCTGCTGTTCGAGTTTCAGGACTGAGCCGACACCAGCCAACGTCAGCGGCAGACCGAGGTAAGCGGATGCTACCATAGAGCAGTGCCAAGAATCAGGACTAAGATAATTACCGACCGAATCCTGCGGAATGCTGTAGCTGTTTAAAATATCGGAGTAATTGCGTTTCAGCCAGACTGACAAACATACGCGCTCAAAAGAAGCGTTGAAGCTGTGCTTTGTGACAGAATCGTCCGTCAAGGCATGAAGAATATCATCGGGGAGCGACTCTCCACTGGCAAGGTCAACGACCTGTACCGGAGAATCGTCCACGGAATAGGCAAACAGCAGAATATCAAAATAAGGAGAATCAGCATAGCGGTATACGCCTGTTTTGGTAATGTCTGCGTCGCTGCGAGTTTCCAAATCAATCATCAATTTATGCATATTATCAACTCCAAATTTCCCACCCACGGCTCACACCGCAAACGCCCACCCGTCTGTATTATCAGTTAATTATGAAAGAAAATCATCATCGTCATCGTCTGCAAAATCGTCCTCTGCACGGGACTTGCCGCCCAGCGGCTCGCCGTCACGGAGCTTCTGGAGGTTGTTCAGACCGCAGGCAATTCCACGATTGCCATTGGTATTGAATGCGTAGAAATTAATGCTTGCACGACCGTAGATACCGCTGTAAAGTTCGCTGGTATCAAGAATCGGCTGGCAGTCGGCATCTACGACACCGGGCTTTGTTGCGCTGTTTGCGTTGATGAAGTAGCTGTCTGCGTAAGCCGAGTCGTCCGGTCTTTCTTCATCGCCGTCACGAAGAGGCGTTTTTAGCATCTTAAGTGCGGGAACAGACTTGCCGTTTCCCTTGAGTTTGGACTGTCCCTCGTCATAAGCCGCCTTGATTGCCGCTTTGCATTTCTCCACCGTTACGGTATCGCTTTTCGGAATGATGAGGGAGACGCTGTACTTCGGAGTACCGCCGTTAATGCTCTTCGGCTCATTCACGATGAGATAGCTGAAACGAGTATTCTTGCCTGTGACTACCTTTGTCGGATTCATAATCTTTGCCATAATAAAAACTCCTTTACTCTTTAAAATCTTCTGCTGTGGGATTCCACGCTTTCCGTTTATCGGAATCGGGAACCAGTGTCGGTTTGCCCTGCGGTTTCTCAACGAGAGAGCCGAGCAGGGTATCAAATTTTTTCTTGCCGAGCAGTTTTGTCATTGCGGTCACGCCCATGAGCTTCTTTTCAAATGGGTCATAGCCTGCATCTGTGACCACCGCTGCAACAGCATCGTCATTTGTGTATCTGCGGTTGGAGCGACCTTCCACGATCTTATATCCGGGGAACTCCTTACCGCTGATTGCCTGTTCAAGTGCATATGTTTTTACATCGTTTACCCAGCCGATAAAGGTATCCGCACGATTGAGAATCATGCTGATTTCATCATCGGAAAGTGTATCGGGAACAGCAAAGTCGTACTGTGCCATTTGGAGATTGTACTCCGCACGCTTGCGGCAGGTTGCCTTGACCTTGCAGAACTGGCAGTGTTTGCCTGCCTTGTATTCGCCCTCGCCATTGGCGGCAAGAGTTGCTGCCGGAACGAGGATTTTTTCTGCCCAATTAAGCAGCTCGTCCTTGGTGATTTCGGCAATGCTGACGTTGTCACGTCTGGGCTGAAAAATAATCATGCGAACTGTCTGAATGTCGTATAGGCTTTCAAACAGGTTTAATGCACCTAATGCGTACATTCTCATCTGCGGATTTTCCTCTGCTTCTACTAAAATTCCAAGTCCGAATTTAAAATCACATACCGTAAGCGTACCGTCAGCTACGATAATGCAGTCGGCTGTGCCGAAGCTCTCTGCCACCCAACGGGTGAGATCAAGACGCTGTTCTACAAGGACAAGCGGGTCGCAGCAGTTCTGCTTTGCTGCCTCAACCTGCTCCATAACGAACTCGCAGTAAGCATCGCTGCATTCCGCCATTTCCTCATCGAAGTAGGTCAAATCTTCAGTGGGGTCACGAACCCTGTGTCCGAGAGCCTTTTTTACCTTGTACTCGCAGAGGGCGTGGGCATCCGTACCTTGTTGAGCATAGCTGCTGGATGTATCCTGCTGTACTGCATTTTCCTTTGCCGAGGGCGGACATTCAATCCAACGCTCACTGCTGGATGGTGCGAGAAGTGCGTGATTACCCGGCATTTGCAATCACCTCCGCTTCTGCAAGCAGTGCTGTGTAGTCCGACTCTGCCACATCGGAGAGCTTGTCTGCCCCGAACTTCCGGAGCAGCTCCTTGACTTCAGCAGTATGACCATTTCGGGAAATCTCCGACAGACGGCTGCGGAGTTCTACAAAAGTAACAGTCTGCTGTTCAGGTGTCAGCTGTTCCTTCGGTGCTTCCTCTTTCGGCTCGTCCGTTTCAGGGTTGTAAATTTCCTCGAATGTGTCAAGATACTCGCTTGTGATCTTCTCTGTCAGTGCTGCGACTGCTTTCGTCAGTGCGTTCAAGGAATTGATCAGTTCGAACATTTTGTCCATGGTTTTCACCTCTTTATATTTTTTGATTGGGAATCATTCCCTCTCACCATACAGTCCTCGAATCAGCCTGTAAAATTAGCCCCCTCAAAAAACTTTTTTATAATTTCTACAATCCTTTTCTTGTGAGCAGTAACTGTCGGTGACGACATACCGAGGATTGCAGCGGTTTCCTTAACATTGAAACCTCTCAGATAATGGAGTTCATAAACCTGTTTCTGACGTTCTGACATGGTTTCAACAGCCGCACGGAGCATTTCTACTTCCGGAGATACTTCATTGCCGTCAGGAATATTTTCAATAGCGGCTTTCTCAGAATCATGTTCATCATCAGACATCACATAGTCAATGGAAAGATTCCAATTTCTTGGTGCTTTCTCACCGGGATGAGCGTTTTCCCATTCCTTTACAGCCTGCTTTTCTTCAGCGGTCAGTTCAGGATGACCGTTTTTCAGGTTGTTGCGTACTTCCGCATCATCCAGATGATGCAGAAGTACGATGAATTCTTCGGTAATACCGTCTTTTCCCGGTATCAAAGTGATTGTACTGCCGTCATAAACTGGATAGGTGTATGTAGCTCTTTTGGCGGCTGGTGTTTTGCGAACTCTCAGTTTTTCAGCTTTTTTCTCATAAATAGACATAAAAAATCCTCCATTGTCTTGAATGGAGGAATCGCCCAGCTGCAAAAGGGTATAGGAACCCAGACCGCATTCCAGAAGGGATTTCTCCATTCGGATTGCGGCCGCCAAGCTCAAAATGACAGCCTTGTTATTTTATTGTCTCATACAGCCTGTTGAGCAACCGGTATCAGTCTGCATGAGTCGGCAGTTTAACGTCGTGCCGGGGACACATTTATATATAAGGTTGGGGTGTGACCTCCTAACTTACCAATGGAAACGAGCCGGGTTGTTTGACGAAATATATCTCTCATATCCCACTACAGAATTACAGATGTTTTGGACGAAATCCTCTATCGTACAGGTAAAAATACATTTTCCAAATTAACCCCTCAAAAGCAATAGGACAGTTTTTCTAATTTTAGCAATAGAAATTTGATCTTTCTATATATCCACTGGAGAAAAATCGTGGCTTTGGACGAAGTCTTTTCATATCGCTGTTACCAGTATAACGCAGGACAAGAAAAAAGACCATCAAGTGAGACTTGATGGTCAAAAAGCACGAAAATAGGGGCTATTTTAAGATGTTCCATAGTTTGGAACAGCTCAAATAGCCCCTGTTTTCGGTCTACAGCATCAAGTTTAACCCGATGCTGTATCATGTTTTATTTTCAAAATAGTGAATGTGTACAAAAGATTGTGTAGGAATTTATGCAAT